CGGTGCAGGCTACGGTGAGGCAAACGGCATCTGCGGAGTCAACTGCCGCCATACATTCTATCCGTACTGGGAAGGGATCAGCGAGATCCCCGAAGCTCTTCCTGAATACGAGCCCGTGGAAGTCGACGGCAAGGAGTACGACTACTACAAGGCCACCCAGGAACAGCGGAGCATGGAGCGCGAGATCAGAGCACTGAAGCGTGAGAAGTATGTGGCAGAGGATAAAGAAGCCGCTCAGGCAATACAGCGCAAGATAAGCGCCAAGACGACAGAATATCATAATTTTAGCGATGCAGTCGGCATCCGAGCCAAGGACAACAGGCTCAGGGTCGTGGCATAGCGCAGAGTGGAGCAGTCTGGAAGCTCGCCTGGTTCCTTGCCAGGAGGTCGCAGGTTCAAATCCTGCCTCTGCTATTTCCCACCGGAGAAAGTCCGGTTAATAAATCATTTTAGGAGGATCATAAGCATGAAGAACATCGAAACCATCTTGAAGGAAGCAGGCCTTGAAGTCACAGCCGAACAGCTGGCGGCCATCGACAAAGAGGTCAAGGAGAACTACAAGACCGTCACCGACTACGACAAGCAGAAGGACAAGCTCACTGCTGCCGAGGACAAGGTCAAGACTCTCACAGAGAGCCTGGACAAGTTCAAGGACGTAGACGCTGACAAGCTCAACAGCGAGATCGCTGACCTGAAGGAGCAGCTTGCTAAGAAGGACAGCGACTACAAGGCTCAGATCGCAGACCGTGACTTCGACGAGATAGTCAAGGACGCCATCGCCGAAGCGAAGGGCAGGAACGTGAAGGCCATCAAGGCGCTGCTGGACGTGGACACACTCAAGGCTTCCAAGAACCAGAAGGCAGACGTCGAGAAGGCGATCAAGGCACTCACTGAGGCGGAGGACAGCAAGATGCTCTTCGGCGAAGATCAGCCGGCGCCAGTAGGCAAGGTCGGCACAATCGGAAAAGTAACCGGAGGAACCGGTGGCAACGACTTCCTGGCATCGATCAGGGCAGCCGCTGGACTCTCCACAACACCATCAAAAGACAAGGAGAACTAAACAATGGCTAACAATATCGCATTATTCAAGCAGTACATCGCAGGCGTTCTCGATGAAGTATATAAGAACGCATCACTCACAGCAGTCCTCGACGGAGCCAACGAGCTCGTACAGCAGGGCGCAAACGCAAACGAGCTCCTCATCCCTAAGATGAGCATGGACGGCCTCGGAGACTACTCCAAGAGTGGCGGCTACGTTCAGGGCGATGTGACTCTCGAGATGGAGACAGTGAAGTGCAACTTCGACAGAGGCCGTATGTTCACAGTCGACAGCATGGACAACATCGAGACCGCAGGCGTGGCCTTCGGAAGACTCGCTGGCGAGTTCATCCGCACTAAGGTAGTACCTGAGCTCGATGCTTTCCGCTTCGCAGCTTACGCTGGACTTTCCGGCATCAGCACAACTACTGGCGCGGCTCTCGCTACTGGTTCAGCTGTAATCGCAGCCATTTCTGCAGCAGCTGATGGCATGGACGACGACGAGGTTCCTCAGTCTGAGCGCTACCTCTTCATCACTCCTACTTTGCTCGGTCTCGTGAGAGACATGGACACAACCAAGAGCAAGGAAGTCCTCGCACAGTTCGCTGGCGTAGTTAAGGTTCCTCAGAGCCGCTTCTACACAGCTATCGACCAGCTCGACGGCAAGACATCCGGCGAAGAGGCTGGCGGCTATGCAAAGGCTACGGGCGCGAAGGACATCAACTTCATGATCATCCACAAGCCTGCAGTCATCCAGTTCGAGAAGCATGTCGTTCCTAAGATCGTGACACCTGAGCAGAACCAGGACGCTGACGCGTGGAAGTTCGGCTACAGAAACGTGTCCATCGCGGACGGCTACGAGAACAAGGTGAAGGGTATCTACCTTCACAAGAACGCGTAAGGAGGTAGCCTATGAGCAGAACAATCGGATGGATTGATCCTGCTGCCAAGGTTAAAGAAGTTAAGCAGGAGCAGGCTGAAGAGCCTGCTCCGGTTTTAAGTGAAGAGCCTGAGGCAGTGGAAGAAGCCGAAGAAAAGGAACCCGAAGCAGAAGAGCTGGAAGAGCCTGCTGCCGAGGAAGAGAAAAAGCCGGCTAAAAAGGCCGCATCAAAGAAAAAGTAACAAGGAGGGAGCGCTAATATGGCCGCACTTGTATCGTGGGAGTATTACAGCTCCCTTTATTCAGTTGTAACAGAGGACCAGTTCGAGACAGCAGAAGCACTGGCAGAGAAGGAAGTCATCAAGGTCGTGGGGCTCATCCACTGGAGCGAGCTCAACCTTCAGCACCTTGAGGACGAGATCTACGGCGACCAGCTGATGGACTGCATCTGCAAGGTGATCAACTACCGCGCAGAAGCTCCGAAGGCTCAGGGCCGCGGAGTCGCTTCCGTATCAAACGATGGCTACTCTGAGAGCTATGCACTGGCCAAACAGTCAGACGCTCAGGAGGAGCTTCAGAAAAACATCCGGGCCTGGCTATCCGGCACCGGACTCGTGAGGGCGTACTAATGGGACTTTTTAATGATACCGTTACAATTTACCAGAAGAGCGGCGGAAGCTGGTCGAGGACCGTCGTCGAGGGTGTGCAGTGGTCGGACGTTACCGACAAGTCTCTGATGACCGGCCGCCTCACCTCATCCAAGTCGGCGAACATCACGTTCCCGGAAGAGGTACTTGATCAGATCAACCTGACAAGCTTCACGGAGGAGGATGCGATCTTCTTCGGAGCTCTCGAGGATGAAGTCACCACAGTGAAGGGCTCAAGGCTCTCCGATCTGCTGGCAGCTCATCCGAAGAGCGGCATCATCCGGAGCGTGAACGACAACAGCAACCGCGACCTGCTCAAAAACATCAAGGTGGTGGTGTACTAATGCCGAACATGTTCAACCTCAAGAGCGTGAAGGTGGACCCTGATGGCGTCCTGGACGCTCACGGCCTGGCCAAGAATGGCGAGGTGCAAAAGTTCATAGACAGCGAAGTGCTTCGCTACTGTGAGCCCTGCGTTCCGTTCGATCAGGGCACACTGATCCAGTCCGGGATCATCAACACGGTGGTCGGATCCGGGCAGGTCAAGTACAGAACACCCTACGCACGGCGCTGGTATTACATGCCCGCAAACTTCCAGGAGGCTCCACGGCGTGGGAACTACTGGTTCGAGCGTGCGATCCATGAAGAAGGCGGCAAGGATAAGATCCTTGACGGCGCGAGAAAACTCGCAGGAGCAAAGACATGAGCGAAACATACACAACCATATCTTCAGCAGTCGCGGCGTGGCTCTCATTCTTTGAGAACATGACCGTGGACACTAACCACGTGACCGACGGCTCCGACAAGTACGGACTCTTCAAGTCTCCGAACAGGAGCGTGAAGAACTTCCTGAACGGGAGCTACGAGATCACTGAATACTATCAATTTTTTGCACGGCAGGCATCCGTCAGCGAAGAGGACCGCAAGGACTCGGACGCATGGCTGGAGGAGCTGGCCTACTGGGCGGATGACTTCAGCTTCGAGTATGAATACCCGGCGCTGGATGGGGGTCGCAAGATCAACATGATCGAGCTGACCGGCATGCCGTACCCTATGGAGACAGGATCCAGCGACACGCTGTTCCAGATGTCCCTTGCAATAACCTACACACGTGAAAGAGAGGTATAACAAATGTCACTTACAAGATTAAAGAAGCACAAGTTCATCCCCTACATCAACACAGGCACACACGAGGCTCCTGTGTGGGCACGTATCGGCAAGTCTACGATCTTCGATCTGACTCTCAACGCCAACATCGTGACCAGCGACTTCATCGAGGACGAAATGCCCACCGATGACGTCACCTACTACAAGCCAACACTTCCCCAGGAGCTTCAGACCAACGCAGGCGACGCTGCCTTCGATTACATCTACACGATGTTTAAGTCACTCCCTACTGGCGAGGACATCAAGAAGGAGGTCCTCATCTGCTTCGCTGGAGCGACCTCACCCGTGGACGCTTGGCGCACTAACAGCTCGTTGATCCTGAAGGATCTCAACTCCGTTGACGAGAAGATCCTCTTCGACATCAACATCAACAAGATCGACAACGGCACCGTGGTCTTCGACGAAGACACTGGCGCGCCTACATTCACAGCAGCCTAAGAAGTAAAAACAGGAGGAGAACACAATGATCTACACAGTTATCATAAACGACCGCAGCTATGACCTACCCAAGAAGACGCTGGCCATCACGGAGGCGCTCGAGCAGACCGCGAAAGTGGACGAGCTCAACATCCCAACCCGTGAGAAGTACCGCAAGGTGCTGGACTGCGTCATCAGCTTGCTGGGCAAGGAGGCAGTCGTGGAAGCACTCGGCTCCACAGATCTGAACGAGGTGGATCTCTCAGAAGTGACCATCGCCTTCCGCAAGATCGTGGACGCCTACAACAGACCGGTGCAGGATTATGTCAACGCAAGCGGACGAGGTGCTCTTGATGGCATGCCTATCGACCAGATGACGAACCTGGCCAACGCAGCCACCCAGATCCTCAACGCAGCGGACGCGGTCAAGAAGTGATTGATCTAACGAGGAAGTCCCTGCCGAACACCATCGAGGTGTATGGCAGGGCTTTTTCTGTATACACAGATTTCAGGGTGTGGCTTCGGTTCGAGATCGAACTGGCTGAGCACCGCAGCAAGGAGCCCCTGAACATTGACTACATTTTCAAAAATGACAGACCGGTGTATTGCCCGATCCGAGACGTCCTTCAGTTCGCAAGACCGAAGAACGAGCTCCCCAGGAGCGTGAGAGGAACGAGCGACGCCCGTCTCATAGACTTCAGGGTGGACTCTGACCTCATCTATGCGGCATTTTTGCAGCAGTACGGCATCGACCTGATCGACGTGCCTGAGCTTCACTGGCACAAGTTCCTGGCGCTCTTCAGAGGTCTGAAGGGCACGAAGCTGGACGAGGTGATGGGCTACCGTTGCTATGAGAAGCAGACGAACAAGAACATCGACCCGTATGAGGAGATGAGAGACGCCTGGGCGCTCGAGACAATACTCACCCCGGAGGAGGAAGAGGAGCTCGAGGCATTTAACCGGATGACAGAAGGAGGTGACAGCAAGGGCTGATGGATCTCTATTATTTGACACAGAACTGGACACCAGTGGCCTCAAGACCGGGCTGTCTGGTATTGGAGGAGTAGCGAAGGCAGGCCTCGGCGTAGCGGCTGCCGGCTTTGCGGCAGTAACAACAGCAGCCGCCTCAGCTACCTCAGCAATAGCGAACGGAGTCTCGCAGG